TATTCTTGATTTATTTGCTAAAAACTTTTTTGGGTTGCTATTGGCATATACGATATATACAAATATGTAATGTTCTCGCAATGATAAATATTATGTAGACATGAATAATATTTATTGCATATTAGGAATCATACTCCCATACGTTCAGTTATTAACGCCCAATAGTAGAATCATTACCAGATATATTTCCACCTCTGGTAGAAAGTAATTTGATTTGACTGGGGGTCATACACAATGGTCCCAAAGATTTAGAATATCCACTACTATTTCCGAAACATTGTGGTCCAGAAGGTGTATTTCCAAACACATCAATCATTTTTGAATCGGCAAAAGCCGCTGGTTGCAAAGCAAACCCTTCAACCTTTTTAGCCTCTTTCGGTTTATCCGTTTCACTTTGGGAAGCATCTGGAGAAACACCAAATGTTTTCATAATACTACTAATTTCAGAAGATGAAAGTGGGTTTGGTGGTTTTACATTTTGATTTGCATATTCTTGAAAAGCTTTGTTAGCTGATGTAGTTGCATTTGTTTCTGAAGAAACTTCTGATTGAGGTCCCGATGTCATTCCCTCATATGGATACATATTACTAAATAACGTTTCCCTAGAATAAGGAACTACGGTATCAGATGATGTAATCAACATTATCGCTACAAACAATATAATAATCAGTATGATATGAATACCTCTAAGCTTCATTGTATAAATAATTACTAGATAAAAAATAGCAATAATATTATTGCTAAAAGGGTGATATTAATTCTTGCATATTAGTAGATTCCAAATTATTTTCGTATATTTCATCCTCCGAATCATTTATATCAGTTGGTTCATTTGATTTATCATCAGTCGGTTTAAACATAGTAAATACGTTTTTGATCGTTTTGAACATACTTGTATATGTAAAAGCATAATACAAAATAGCTGCTATTACAAATAGAATAATTGCAATATAGTGTGTATTTGGGGAAACTGTTAGTATAGAACTAGGCACTGATTCTGAATTGGACATAACCATTATCGTGTATGATATAATATAATATAATACTTATTAAAACATATAAAAACGCTTAAATATTATATATTACAATGAACGCCGAAGAAAAGCTAAATCTAAAAAAGTTATTGGAGACTTCCGATTGTGAAAATAATACAGAAACTATCCGTAAATTAAAGCACAGTATTCGCATTCGGGATGATATACGGACATTGGAACTATTGAAACGTGATGAACGTGCAATGATGGCGATGGACCCGCAGGGATTTTTAGATTTGTGTCAAAACAAAGCCCTATTTCTTTTTACAAATTATACAGATATATTCAACAAAATCTTAAAGGATGAATTAGATTTAGACATAATGTCTAAAGTTCTCCAATTGTTGAAATTAATTGAAGATGGACAAGTTGATCAACACGAAGGTTCTGTTTTGGTAGGCAAGTTACTGAAAGAATTATATGTTGATTCTGCCCTACGGCGTGGGGACAACTTAGACAAAGAATATGCTGCACAAAAAATAGAACCAAATGTAGGTAAAAAAATAACATGGAAGGAATATAAACAATTGGATTTTGCGAAACCAACTATTAGTAAATAAGTGCCTACATACATTATCGAATACATTAGTCTTCGTGTAATGTCATACGCATAGTATTTAGACCTATATCATCTTGAACTCCGGATGTTGATTTGGAATGATGTAGGCATTCTTCCACCATTTTCATCGTTTTTATATATTTGTGGTTTTTTGAATGCTTTTGTATAAACCGTATATAAGCATCCACGTTTTGTTCCGTTTTTTGGAAATTAAATGAGCCACGATTATGTATCATTGTCCATTCAATAAAGTCATTTGCAAAAAATAGTAATACAGATTTTACTATGTAATAGGAGAACAATGGCGTTTCCTCTTTGTATGTTGTAGATATTTTCAGTTTAGAAGAAGCATCTTGCTTAGAAAAATCATTGTATGACAATCCATTATGTTTCAATACTTTAGCACATTGTAACATAGAGAACGTAATTTCATACAGTAATACGTCTTTTATTTTTGAAACATATGTGTCAATGTTCTCCAAAGTAGATGCATTTATCATTTGAAAATGCACTAAAAAACAAATATGTATTATTTCTGCCCAAATCTCTGTATAGCTTTCATATAGCCGAACATCTCCAGAAACGCCAAATATTTCCTTTATTTTTCGGTTAGCAGAAGTTGTATTCATTGTTGAAAAGTCTAGACCATATGAATGAAATGTTTCGTGTATAAATACTTTGAACCATTCTTCTTCTCTATACAAATGTATTTCAGTATCGGATGTGCAAGACGTAGTAAATGCAGTGTTTGCATGGTTTCTACCGAGTGATGTAGTTGGTTCAGCGGGCATCTTTTTCTTCTCTTGTGTCAAATAGATAAATACCCTGAGTGTTTTTACACAGGATGTACTGGCAAATTGTGAAATGATTTTCAACCAAATGTATATTTTTTTTAAATAGTCGCCCCATTTTTTTGGCGAATGTGATTTATTTGCATCTGCATAAAATGCAATAAATATATCTCTACCATCAATATTCATTTGAAATGTTTTTTGTTGGCTCATGGTGGATTCTATGATTTGTATAAAGTTCTCTGGAATGTCGTTATATAATTTACCTTGAGGTAATGGTTTTATTTCTGTGATGGTGTCTTGAAGATTATACCATTCTATATGTGCATCTCGGATTAATTCATGTATATTTTGTAATATACTAGATTGCGAAGAAGAGAACTTGAATGTATTCCCTATTTCTGTATATGGTTCTCTATAATTTGTATCAATATAACTTTTCAAATAACTAGTAATAGGTTTCATTATATATTGGAGGGGGATAATAAATAGAGTATAAAATTGAATAAATACTTAGAAACAATTTTGTATTCTAAAGTATACTACAGTTATCAATATTATTACTAAAAATGGGTATCCATAATTTGAATAAACTCTTACTAGATAGGTGCAAAAAAACAAGTATAACAAAAATCAGTTTATCGGACTTGGGTGGAAAAACCATTGCCATAGATACAAGTATTTATTTATACAAGTTCATGGCAGACAATACGTTGATAGAACATTTCTATTTGATGATTTCTCTATTCCGCGAATACAATATCGTTCCTATATTCGTTTTCGATGGAAAGCCTCCAAAAGAAAAACGCGAATTATTATTGAAACGCAGACAACACCGAAAAGAATCGGAAGAACAATACCACAAATTGAAACAAGAATACAATATGTTAGATGAAAATGCATATGAAAAAGTGGAATTATGGAAAGAAATGGAATTGTTGAAACGCGAATCAACTAGTATTTCCTATGACAATTTAGCAACTATAAAAGCCCTCATTGCTGCATATGGCGCAAAATATGAACAGGCCGAAGGCGAAGCTGATGTATTATGCGTGCAGTTAGTTACAAGTGGAAAAGCATGGGGATGTATGAGTGATGATATGGATATGTTTGTGTATGGATGTCCTAGAGTATTTAGGCATTTTAGTTTGGTGAATCATAATGTTATTTCCTATGATTTTTCGGCTATTTTGGACGATTTAGAAATGGATGTAACTACATTTAGAGAAATAGCAGTTTTATCTGGAACGGATTACAATTGTGATAACAAAACATCTTTAGCAGAAACAATGTCTCTGTATGAAAAATACAAATTATTGGGTCGTGCACCCAATGGATTCTATCACTGGGTATTACACAATTCAAACTATATAACGGATTATGACATATTATTGTCTATTGTGAAAATATTTGATGTATCCAAGTCTACTGAAAATGCGTCTATTGTAGAGAGAACCGACCAAGTTTCATTTTCGGAAATAGATATGACATCCCTAAAAAGTATTTTAGAAAAAGACGGGTTTGTATTTGTATAAGTATAAACGGATACAGATTTTCATAGAACAAAAACAATAAAAAAGGGGTTTTATTGTTTTTTTGGGTGGGCGGTTTTCGCTTTATTCAATTATTACAATTACAATTTGACATATAATATATACTATGGCATATAATATGAGATTTGACATATAATATATTTTTTTGTGAGTTTTTATACGTTATCAAGTGCAGACAATTCATCCACACTCATTCGGCCTCCGTCTCTTACCTGGTCTTCTCCTGCGTGTAGTGCACAAGCCAATTTATATTCAAGTTCGGCTATATAGTCAATACGGTCTAGGTCCAACGTGTGAATATCCTTGATATGTTTTTCTAATTCTCGTATTTTTTCGTCTTTTTCAACCAATTGCGCTTGCAAACGCTTGTAGTTGTCGACCAGCTGATGAATGTTCATTTGTTCAGCTTCGATGGGCGAAACTTCCAAGATAGGAGCCTTGTTGATTTTGACGGTAATATATCTCTGAAAGCTTCGGTTCATTGAGCTATAGAACTTTGTTAGAGCGTGGGGGCCATATAAACGAACCGAGTCTTCCTTCACCAATTGCATACGAAATGGTTCTGCATATACGCTCCATTGGTCAAAATGGACAAATGCGCATCTCACTTCGCCGCTGTTGTGATGAGGTCTGGTCGCAATATCAACACGCTTGACAGTTCCCAATGGAAATAGCACTTCAAAGAAATGTTTAATAGCCGCCTCATCTAGAAAGGGTCTTCCGGCTAACATCAAATCATTCGGAATAGTAGGAATATATATACTTGAAAACTTCAAGGCCTCTGCCATATCTACCAATGGCTCAGAGGAAACTAATTGGGGGATAACTTCAATAGATTGAGAGGACATTGTTTTATAGTATAGCGCGAGTAGTATTTAAATCTGTTTGATAAATAATAATGCTTTATATTTGAATTGTCATATATCAAATATAAAAAATGTATTTCAATTTTATGGTTTCAAAATGCCAATGTCTCAAGGTCTGGACGTATGGGATAATTTATACATCATCGGCAGATTTATCACTTGTTGAACGTATAACACTCATCATATTCTGAGACGAATAATCGGTATTATCAAAATAAGATAGGGTATGCCCAGTTATATTGTTGTCTGGAGATGTATTTTCTTCGTAGGATAATATATCCTTTCCGAAAAATCTTCCATGACATGCATGGGTTTCTTGCATTACAGGAGCCATATCTACGTCCATATCACTTGTTGTTCGTGTAATATTATTACGTGTATGACCGAATGGCTTACCAATAAATATGTCATTATTATTGGTATTGGTATTATTATCGTGAATTGTTGGAGTATATACATTTTGAGAACCTTGTGTTCTTTGACGAGTCGCTGCATATAAGCGTCCATATCGCATGTCAAAACTACGATAGGCAATATATAAATCATCCATCAGCGATACTAGAAATGTATTTTCTATATCTCCATATACAGTTGTTTTGTAGGCACTGATTGTTTTGTATAAATCATTCAGTTTTTGTTTTACTTTATCTTTTTTTTGGTGGTAGGATGGCGGTTTCGACAATTTTGCCCACTTGTTGTCATAATCGCAAGTTTCTTCGTCATTATCTATATGTGCAACTTCATACATTAATTCTAGTGTTTTTAAACGAAATGTGTGGTCGTTTATTTTGGAGACATCTAGATTTCCATTTTCATCTATAAGATGTGGCATTGTTTCGAAATCGTCTAATTTAGTATATTCCGCAGTTGAACCATCAACTGCGAGAACGCCGGAGCTCGGAACGAGCGTAGGTGTTCGAGTATTATCGAAGGATAATATACATTCATTTACCTGCGAGGATAAATCGTCTCCGGTCCCTCCTCGAACGCGTCCGTGTATTTCTCCGAAAACGTCATATGGAGATTGCGTGGTTCTTACATAATATGATTTGGTTAGCCCGCTCGCAAGATTTCCAATAGACAGTGTGTTTTCCCAAGTATTTGTTTTCCAGCAATAAATCTCGGCATTGGTCACTGAAATACGAATATCCTCTATACATCTGTATAACACATTATGTATATATTCGCCATATACAATACCAGCCTTTTCTATTTCTGCGATGAATGCATATTCGCAAAATGGTTTTTCGCCAATAGCCATTAATGTTTTTGAGTCGTGGTCTCTACCAAATCCAAAGACTATAGTGTCATATTGCGGTGAAAATGCATTAATAATTGTTTTTGGTGAATTATTGCAAGTATCAACTCCATCCGTTAATAAAAAATGTAATCGTTTATTTTTGGGAAAATTGCGTTCTCGGTCGCTCATCTGTTGCATTGTTTTTTGAACAGGGAGTAATAAGTTGGTTTGTCCATCTGGATGGATGGTATTTATTTTTTCTATATACATATTTACATTGTCTTTTGTAATATGGGCAAAATCAAATACAACATATAAATTGTGGTCAAATGAATCTACACTTACATTAAATGTCATATTTTCATATGACGCAAATAGTCGCAATATGTTTGAGAGAACTAGTTTGATGTGCTGCATTTTAGTTCGTCCATCCATACACGAGTCTGACATAGAACCTGAGCGATCTATATCAAACTTTACATCCCATGTATAAGGAATCGCATCTTTTTCTGGTGTAGATATTTCTAATACTCCAAAATGATATGGAGGGTTGTCGATAGTTTGGTTATTATCCTCGCAGGATAATACAGTCGTTTCTCTCTCCGGCGTTCTCGTAGTTTCTGCAGGTATAAACTGAAGAATAGATTGGATTTTAGTAGACATAGAATGCGTAAATAATATATAAGTATTCGGTAATTGTTTCTATATATGTTTTATAATTATTATCCTATGAAGAAAATACATCTCCGGCGTTCTAGTAATTTATAGTATTGCGAGAACGCCGGAGCTCGGAACGAGCGTAGGTGTTCGAGTATTATCCGAAGATAATTAGGATAATCATCAAATAATTTAAATACAAGTATACAAATATTTGTATAACAAATGTCATATTATAATCATAACACCAACTACAATAAATATAGTATGTTATATAATGATTGGGTACCAGTATTTGCTACAGCAAGCGCTGCGATTGGGTTTATATGTGGAACATGCACAGCTAGACATTATGCAACAAAAGATATATTTACAATTATTATGGGCTATTCAAGTTTAGGATTAATTACTGGTATAACTTTTCCAATTTCTTTTCCTCTACTTAGTGGATATGTATTATACAAACATCACAAGTAGTGGATAAATCCTCCCTGGTAAATGTTGTATGTATAATATATTTAGTATTATAAAAATATATTATATGAAGAGATACTCATCGGATACCGGATTTCACGCAGTTGCCAATTTTCTGCGCAATTCCATTAAAGGAATATCTATAGTATTTCCATTCGTTCCTCGTGAAAAATGAACCAATTTGGCTTTCCTGGTTGCTAGTAATATTTGTTTTACATCCTCATTTTGGGAGAACTTGGCGTGTATTGCTTTTTTACGTTCTTCTAATGCATCGTGATTTTCATCCGGATGGATGTTTTTAGCACGTAATACGATGTCCTTGGCTTTTCCACCATCTTCCCCTTTCTTTTTCAGTTTGCCGCTTTCACCTGCAGCCTTAGCATATTCTACATCCTTAGATATATCACTCTCTGATTCTATGGAAAACGACCTATAAAAGTCGGGGAATCCACCTTTGAACTTAGATGCTTGGATATAATGCTCGGCGGACATCCATTTCATATTATCTATAGATAATACAACACCCGGCCAGGTATCATCCAACATACGACGCCATTCTTTTGTTTTTGCTAAATCCGAAAATTGCGGGATTTTTTCGGTAGCTATTTTTTCACCGGACCCTTTGCCTGGTTTTGCGGACAATTCCGAATGTTGATGGAACATAAATACCGTATCATCGTCATACAAATCTTTATTCAAATCATCGGCGTCTTGTTCTTCTTCCGTTTTTTTCGGATTTCCAGTGTCGGGATGAATACCTTGTCTAGCTTTGAAATTGCGGAAATCTTCTATCAAGTAAAATGAACCCGCGTTTTTCTCTAAACATTTATTGACGACGAGAACCTTTATGCCATACGGTATTTCACGGAAGTTGAATATCCGCTTACCTTTGTAAGTAACCAGGCGATAATGGTTTCCGCTATATGTAACAATAACATAATGATCAGGATTGAAAACCCCGCGGTCTTGTATTTGTTTGTTTATTTCGCCGCAATTCAATACACTATGCATTGACCCTTCATTATATGCCATTTCTGACATAATAATGACCTTTATATTAAACAGTCGTTCAATTGTAGATATAGCCCATGCGTCTGCCCAAAAGCCATGCGTTTGAATATAATCTCTATAACCGTCTATATCTTTGATATTTTTCATATATCCAACATAAGTAGCCTGTTCTATTTCGGCTTCTTCTCTTTCTTTCTTTTTTGTCTTGGTTTCTTTGTCCAAATCAACGCCTCTTTGTAATATTTCTTCGCGTTCTTGTGCATTGGCCTTTTTGATGCGTTTTTTATATTCTGCATTTTCTTTTTTGATTGCCGCTAATCTACTATCTATTTCATTAATACGATTTTGATATAACTGAAATAGTTCCATTTGGTCTGTATAAATACGTTCCGGCATATCTTTTGCAAGAGCAGCGCGCATAGTATCTACATTTGTTTTATATCCAATTTGCCGAAAAGCTTCACGCACACTGGCAAAAAAACAGTCGCCATTGTTTTCAACCTCAACTATTTCATAATTCGTATTTTTCATATATTTTTGTATCCATGGTTGTCGGGAGTTGGGTTTGAATCCGGCCTTTATATCTTTATCATCTTGTTCATCTTCTTCCTTCAACAATGCTGGCTGAGGATGATTGACGTCTATTTCAATCAAGCCATTTTTCGTTTTTTCCTTTAACGATTTTGCCTGTTCAGAATGGACTGTTTCCGGGACGTTTAGATTTGTAGGATCTTCTTCATCCAAACTATTGGTATCATTATCGGGACCATCATCGCGTTCATAATCGTGTTCATCATAATCATTCTCGGTGGCTTTTTTTGATTTTGATTTTACAGATTTCAAATGTTCATCTTCTTCGTCGCTGTCTTCCTCTTTTTCCACCGGTTTCATTGGAACAATCTTTGGTTTTAATGCTTTATCTAAAAAAGATGCAGTAACAAAACTGTATAACAATGGTTCTTCTAATGCATTCAAATCAACATCACCGTCTTCATCTAAAATATTCAAGGCTTTGTTGGAGTTAAACTCAAATACCCCGATTTGAGCTTTTATCCGGTTCTCATTCAACAAATAAATTGGATAATATAATACATTTTTATTGGAATATGTATATTTTTGTTTACCTAATATAAACTTTACAGGTCGATCTTCTATTTCCATTTCATAAATAGCAGACGAATATCCCATATCGCCTTCGTCAATTGTCCGGTTTTCTTTATAATTTATTGTATCATTCAACTTCGAAGAAACCATTGTCTAAATAGGTGTTATATAATATGTGTAGTTTTTATATTTTGTATAACTCATTATATAAAATATTTTTGTAAAACATATAAATAATGTTATGGTTATAGTGTAATATAATCTTATCCGAACTAATATGATAACTATATATATCAAAAACGGATTTTATATACCATTCATTTGTTTTGTAATATGGTATATTACAAATGATACTTATTTGTCTATGTTATTATATTTTAAATTGTATAATATAAATTACTTCTATTGGTTTAGTCCCAATTTCAGTAGTATACCTAGTTCGTGTAATATGTTGAAACAATTTGTTCGATTTACAGATACAGGTTTTATTGCATCCAGTATCTATTATTTTTATCCAGATTTTTTCCCGGTAGCACACAATGTGCATTTTGTTATAACCGTTGGTTATTGGATAGGTAAGTATATGTTCAATATGATGGAAACAAACGATAGTAATAGTCCAGATATGATGGAATGGTATGTAAATGTGAATAGCAATTTATTACATATCATTCCATATGTTTGCATACTTAGACAAATGATGTTATTTGACACATGTTATGATTATTTTGATTGGACTGCTTTATTATATTCGTATTATTGGATTCAATGTTGGTTTATATATATCTATATACCTTGGAGAATGATAACGAAAGACTGTGTTTATAATATGCTTACACCAGAATCATCTCCATATAGAATTATTTTGGTTGCATTTGTGATTCATGCATCGTTTTTTGTGGGACATTTGTTCGGTAAAACCGCATTGTATATTTTATGTTCATAATCCATATGTCCAGACATTAAAATGAATATTATAATCCATATGTCCAGACATTAGAATGAATATTATAATAATATATGTATATATTATAATAACAATAATAACAATACGAATGGTTTATACAAAATCTAAACGACGAACTTATTCAAATAAAACGCAAAAAAATGTGAAAAAGAAGGGGGTGACTGTTATGTCGTTTAATGTAGAATTGTTTTTGAATCTGTATGATTTCACTATTACAGATGATATGATTCAAAGTGCGAAAATAGATACATCTAAAATGAAACGCTTTAAAAACTTGTTCAAGAACATAGATATTGTATGTTTGCAAGAAACCTATATACCAGGTAATGACATATACAATCAGGCACCTCTTCGCATTTTTGATAAAAAATTGCGGCATTTAGAATTGCGTGATATATGTCGTTCTCATATATTGGATTGGGACAAAGCCGTTTATTTGTATGGAGACCCGAGTTATTTGGCGAATGCAATATATGTTTCCAATAAATTACAAACCCTTCCAAAAGATAGTAATAAACCGAATAAAATAAATGAGAGAGGATTAGAACGATGTTTTTCTATGTCGGTTGTTCAGTTGAATGGAAAACCTATCAAAATAGTTTCAGTGCATTTGATTGGAGGTCGTTTCGATGATATAGAAGCTATACAAGATGAATCCTATTACACAGAAAAACTAAACCAAATAAAACAAGTTGTTTCAAATAACCCCGACATTATTTGCGGGGACTTTAATACAAAGTTTAGAACACCCGAAATAATAGACAACACAAATAAGTATTTCAATACTATTTTGGAAAAGATAATCGAACATCCTATATCAGAGAAGTCTAGAAAAACGTATGAGGCCAGATGGGATAAGTGGATATATATGGATTCTATTCATGAATATTTGACACAAAATGGATATAAATCAGTATATTATTCAGATAGCGGTGAATTGCAAATACATATATTTGATACAAGTGCATTTGGTGGAATAGTGGATATGATTTACTATAAATCGGATACACTTGCGATAAAACCAAATAGTGTGGAAGTTGTAGGAGATGGAATAGTTATGGAAAAAAACTTTAGTCAAATCTACCAACCATTATTAAGTGACCATTTTCCAATAAAAGCGACGTTTGAATTGGTCTTATAATTTTGGTAAGATTTTTTCTACTAAATCTTTGTATTTGAAAATACTGCGACTGGACAACCCCGGTTTTTCTTTCATTTTGAAACCGGCAAACAAGTGGATATTTGGTAAGATAGTAGATTGCCATTCTGGTTCATCTTTCAGTAAATGGGCTCCCATACTGATCATCAAAAATATGTTTTCGGTGATTTCTTCAACTTCATTTGTTTTCGTCCCATCTTCAATATATCCTATAGCGATTGTTTGAAATTGTTTGAAAATAGTTAGAATGACATCTGCTTCCAAAATACCATTTGCAAACATGTTCATTATAAACGTGGATGTTGCTCGGCGTTTGTCATTTTTTTTGTTGTTTTCACAAAACCCATCATAATCTTTGTTTTGGTCAACAACTTTGACCTCACGAATACTTTCCACATATTTTTCAATAACTGGCATAATGACCTCTTTAAATACAGGGTATTGTTCAATGAGTTCTTTGTATAATTTTGCATATAGCTCCGAATAAAACTTGTTTGCGCAACCAGTTTCGAAAATAAAATTGACAATTTTTTGTATATCGGATTGTTGGTCCTCTGTTTTTTCATCACCGTAATTGCCCATGATTTCTTGTATGTTGTTCATAATAGACGTTTTTAAGTTTTCATATGTTTTGGTTGAAATCTTATTCAAATAATTACGCAAATCACTCAATAATTTGTCTATACCTTCTCTAGCTATATGAATAACAGTTGCCTTGATCGGAGGAACCGTCTCCCATTGTTCTTCCATGCGACGTAAGGTTGCTTGTGAAATATGTCTGCGTTTATTACCACCACCTCCCCCACCAGTATTTCTAGGTTTATTTTCATAAGTGCTATTACTAGCCGAACAAGTAGTAGCTGAGGTAGATAAGTTCAAATCGGTTTCCAACTTACTAATAACTTGCATTACAGTTATTGGTAAACTATATTGCATAGTATTAGATAAGCGAGCAAAATCATCAAAACTATAAAATGTGGCTGCCATCATACTATATATTAGTGTAATATTCGTTTTATATTCTTTTTTTATAATATAATTTATTTGAATCCGTTTCTTTATGATAACAGTATATACAATTTATGCAAACTCAGGCATATAAGGGTGATTTAGTAAAAATATTTCCAGGAAAGTTTCACCCAAATAATTCTCCATCAAAACAAAAAGTATTTGTATTTGATTTAGATGAAACATTGGGATATTTTTCAGATTTGGTTTCTTTGTGGTATGTTATATCACTTAAAAAAACGCAACAAAACTTTAATGGATTATTAGACACATATCCCGAGTTTTTGAGACATGGAATACTCATTATATTGGAATATCTATATCAAAAAAAATGTTCGGGACATTGTCATAAAATATATCTATATACGAATAATAAGTATTCGCCCGAAATACCTCGATATATAGCTAAATATTTCGATTATAAAATGGGTATTTTCAAAGACATGGACGATTTAACCAAAACACATTTGTTCGATCAAGTTATATGTGCATTTAAAGTAGGAAATCGCATTATAGAACCGTGTAGAACTTCACATAAGAAAATGTATAGTGATTTTATTCGTTGCACATTATTACCTAAAAATACGGAAATATGTTTCATAGACGATGTATATCACTATAAAATGAATCATAACAAAATCTTTTATATACAACCTACAGAATATCATCACAATTTGAAAAAAGACGAGATTATTGACAGGGCATGTGCATTTATGCCCAAGGTATATAAACGCGATTATTTATATCATATTTTTTCCAATTATCGCAATCCATATACGAATAATGAATTGCATATACAAGTATCGCAAAAACTCATGTATTATATTAAGGAGTTTTTCCATTTATCGTGCATTCATACGAAAACGCGTAAATCAAAGGCCAAAATGGGACGATTTACACGAAAGCGGTAGATATGTAATAAATATCTAATAAAAATATAATAATATTTATATAACCCATTTAAAGAGATAGGCATATATAATATGTCTAGCTACTCCATTAATGTCTGGCCGTATGCATATACACTATATGTATAGTGTAGGATGCCTATCGGCATCAGTCCAGATGTTAAGCCTATGTTGGAGCTAAGACATATGCACGCGTAGCTCAGTCGGTTAGAGCGTCGGTCTTATGTACCGGAGGTCGTGGGTTCAACCCCCACCGTGTGCAATTTCGGGTGTTTAATTTGTTTTATGTTTTTCAAATACTTTTTATGTAATTGAAAAACCTACGTATTACTGTGTATTTTTTTGTATTTCATTATAAAATCATATACGCAATCTATTGAAAGTTTTTTGTATTGAAATATAAATATGTTGTATATGTTTGTTATATTACTTAGGTCATATGGAAGATTCGTCATTGGAGAACGTATTTTTATATATTGCAACATATGAATATTATTTCCAAATCTTTCAGTTATTTCTAAAAAATAATTATAGTCTCTTTCCAATTCTGTAGAAACCCACTCTGCAAATCCTTTTGTAGAATACAATACATCATCTATCTGTATAGAATTGTTACAAGTTAAAATAGTAAATGTTATTGGACATAGTTTTCGACCACGTTCATTTACTGAATTGGGAGAACGTGTATGTTTAATGTCATTTGTAATAGATATATGTTTCATTTTATATAATAGTAATATTTTGTTTATATGATTTATTTTCCATTATCCTTCGATAATAAATTATCTCCGGATAATATTCGAACACCTACACTCGTTTAGAGCTACGGCGTTCTCACAATATGGTCATATGCCATCAATATCAGTTGTTCTTCTATTTCCAGTTTTTGAAATGTAATACAATCGTCATACCGATATTGCATGAATCTCCCGATATTTGTCATACATACTATACAAATACCTGTATCGGCGAACTTGATATCTACTACTTTACAACCTTTTGTAAGTTCTCCCGGTTTGTTTCGCCGCATCCATCGGACATATTTTCCTTTGTGTAAATTACATATTTCATCCACATATCTGTAATCGGCTAATGATGCGCACAATTTCGGTATTTGCAATTTAGAAACTCCTATATCTACTAGTGCATCATATACGCCTTTTTGTATTTTTTCAAATGTCAAGTTCTCTAAATAATCATTATTTTCGTTTTCCAATGTGTCCAATATATTTTCTATATCTAGAGTTGCCATCAACTCCGGGTCATTGAGTGCATCTTCATATATTTTTTGTATATTGATTTCAGACATATAGTATATTATTTATTATTTTTATATATTATTTTTTGTTGTTTTCTTCGGTAGGTGTTTCGCCGGGGGTTTTCTGAGCAACTGTATATTTTGTTTTATTGATGGCATTATCTATAGTGGAACTATCGATTTTTATTACAGATTTCTCTGGGTTATTTTTGTATGTTAATATGTATTTTTCAATAGCTTCATTGGTTAATAAAAACAGCGCTGCTGTAAAAATAACATCTCCATCATATTTATGTAATGTGTATTTCTTAAATGGATGAAATCGGAATATCAAAAATAAACACACAAATAGTCTAACCGTATTACTGATTATTTCAACTAATTCCGGATTAACGTAGAGAGCTCCTATAAAAATGAAAAATAAACTAGCGTGTAATAGAAGTAATGTCTTCAAAAAATATGGTGTGATGTTTTCAAATGTTTTTCCATAATATGAACTCATTTTAAACATAATAAATAGTATACAATATACTTATAAAATATATATTACATGAGTTTACCGGATTCTATATCCTTCGGTAATACATTATCTCTGGATAATATCGCATTAACATGCAATGAAACTACACCGAAGGCTAATCCTCCGGGTATTTTTCAGACCGGAACGGTAATAGCAAACAAATATATAATACACGATGAAATTGGTCAAGGAAAGTTCGGTATAGTATATAAAGGAGAACATTTCAAACATAAAACGCCGGTTGCCATAAAAACCGAACCCGTTTCAAGCGAATACAATACTATAAAATATGAAACAACCATATTAAATTACTTATTTAGTAGTGGATGCCGTTCAATTCCTGCAGTATTATGGTATGGAATATATAATAACTACAAATGCTTGACTATGGATTATTACGACCAGACTATAGCCCAATATTTGCTTTCTGCGCGTTCTAAATATTCAGTAGGTTCTCTAGATTATTTATTACAAATAATGAAATTAATAACAAATATGGTTGCTATAGTAGGTCAAATACATAAACATCAGATTATTCATAGAGATATAAAACCAGAGAACTTTATGCTAAAAGATGGCAATTTATATTTGATTGATTTTGGTATAGCTAGTGCAGTGGATAATTTAGAAGATATAAATAAAGACCCTACACGAGAAACTGTTATAGGTTCTCCTAAATACATTAGTTATTTTATTCACCAAGGCTATGAACCAATGTATAGAGATGACCTTATTTCAATCGGGTATTGTTTTTTCTATTTTGTAATGGGTAAATTACCGTGGGACAATAGTAATAATACTAGCACTATAGAGAACCATACATCGATTTATCCCGAAATACACATATTACACGAAAAAAATCAACTCCGTAAAAAATGGAAAAGCTGGATAACTATAGAAAAGTTATTAGAGAAACTTATCGGAAAACACGTGTCATTATCCCTAGATAATACCTCTAAATGTGAAAAAATATTTGAAAATATGTTCGAATACTTTTCGCTGTGTTATAATTTACAATTGGAAGAAAGACCATTTTATGATGAATTGTGTAAAGTTCTCCAAAATAAATGAAACAACTGAAACAATTATGGCGAAGGAATTGCTGATACTGTATCATTTTTACTGCCTTTGAGTGCATTGATATTGTCCGAAACCATTTTCAACCATGCAGTAGTATACTCATCGAGAACTCGCTTTACTGCTTTTTCGGCACCGGCCAGTTCTTTTATTTTTTCTATTTTCTCTATACCCGAATAATCATTGCTAGATATGACTTTATTAGCATTTTCACGTTTTTCACCAACCAAAGCATTTTCGTCATATAATTTACCGTCCCCATCTCTTTGTGGAGCAACACTTAATACGCTGCTTAATTCTTTTAATGCAGCACTTTCATTTTTGCTATAAATATCTCGCAATATTTTGTATTTGTGTTTTAACAACCCTCGAATATCACTAATTTTTTCTAAGTCAGATTTATCTTTGTTTTGTAGTATTTTATCCGCTTGGTCTATTATTTCAGGTGGAGGATTATTTATAACAGCATCTTCCAATCCTTCCTGTAATGGTTGATTCATTATAATAGAAAATATAAGTGATATAACTATGATTGCCAAAAGCAAAATAATAGTGGGTTTTTTACTAAATATAAAATCAAACATTATTATATAGTTCGTATAGAAAATATTATGAAAAACAATATAAAAACAGTATAGTATATAGTATTATTAGGAATACTTCTATGAGTACTACTACTAGAATTACAGGCAAAGTTAAGTGGTTTAACAGCAAGGCTGGTTATGGTTTTATTACTGCGTGTGAAGGAGAACTTGTTGATAAGGACATTTTTGTTCATTATTCCTCTATCAAGGCAGACTCCTCGCATTACAAGTATTTAACTCAAGGTGAATATGTAGATTTCAGTCTTACTAAGCCTGCAAATGAAAAGCATGAGTATCACGCCGTCGATGTTACTGGTGTCAAGGGTGGTCTTATTTTGTGCGAGACTCGCCGATTAAGTGCTCTATCTTCCAGACCAGTTGATGATGAGCGCGAAGTCGTTGAATCGGCGCCAGCTGAGCCCGTTCGCAAACCTCGAGCTAAATCGGCTCCTCCTTTGAAAACCAAACCTGTTGCAGAAACAGAAGGTTTTACAACTGTGAAGAAGAGAGGGCCTCCTCGTTCTAAAAAGGCATCGGCTTAAGTCTTTTTTACTGGGCGTATGGTGATTTATGTTGTGAGAAATAATATATAATAAAAAATAATAAGCATTCTTGGCCGAGTGGACTAAGGCGTTGGACTTAAGACCCAATATCGTAAGATGCGTGGGTTCGAACCCCACAGAATGCAATAAATATATTCTTGTCGATACACGAATATATTCATTTTCTCGCAGGTGTTCAAAGATTATATAAAAAATTATACTTTTTGGAATAATGTTACTATGTGTTTACGCTTTTTTACATTTCAAACGCCAGTTTTTACTTAATGTGGAATACCGCAAAATTGGCGTATGAAATGTAAAAAGGTTGTAATATATTCATCAAGGTAAAATATACATATTACATAAACCATATAAATACTTCATTACTATAGAGTATATACCAGAATGAGCACGCCCGAAGAAATTGAACCTGTTATTACCGAATCCGACCAACCCAATGATCCTACACAAGTTGTGTATCCGCCACATATTCAAAAGTTTCAAGACAAAATGGATTTCATGAAACAACGTCTTTTGGCAAATAAAAAGGAAGCGGATGATACGCTAAATGATTTTAAACAACTAGAACGCGCATTTGAAAAGGCGATTAAAAAGATGGTCAAGAAAAGTTCAAAGCCAAAGAAGCCCAGAAAGCCAAGTGGGTTTGCACTGCCCGTTCCAGTTAGCACTGAATTGTGTGAGTTTATGGGACTTGAGCCAGGTAGCCATATTCCAAGAACAGATGTCACTAAGCGTTTGATGACATACATTTCGGAAAATAAACTGCAAAATCCCGAGAAAAAATCCATCATTATTCCCAATGAACCTCTATTGCGTATTTTAGGAGACGAAGTAAAAGATGTGCAATTGACCCATTTTACTATTCAAAAATACATTAATAAGCATTTCTTAAAACGCCAGCCGGTTGCCGAAGTTGCAAATGTTGTTGTGTAGAAATAACATATACAAAATACTATAAAAATATGCGTCTGTCAAAAAAACATTAAATATATTGCATAGTTATATGCAATCTATTTTATCACACATAAAAAATCATTTTTCAAGTGATTGTGATACCGAAGACAATAGTTCTACCCATTCCGAAGAAAGGTCTAGTGAATCTCCGAAAGAACAACATCCGATTTTTCATTCTACATTCAATCTTCCAATTACTTATTTAGACAAAGCAAAAATACATAATTTGGCTCCATCTGTTTCGTCCGATTTAGAATTGGTCGTTTCTCAAAGTGATTCAAAATCGATGTATAACATTTTGTTCCAACCAACCCACCAATTTGCTAGAGAACTTGTTCCATATTGGGCTACTCATTATACAAGTGATATAGGATATTTAGAAGATACCAAACAAGTAATTCAAAGTATTCCTAACTATAGAGAATTGTTGCATGCTGAAAACGATTCGTCATGTTCTCCGAATACTGAAAAATTATTGGAAATATGGAAAGCGGTAAAAGAAGATGACGGATTTATGGATAGACATTCGTATATCGATTGGAATATGTTTCGTCATTTCAATACATCTGCATCGTTTTTACAAATACTTTCTATGGCTCAAATCTGTTCGCCTATTTTTTCACTGGTTCTCCCATTTCTACTTTTGCTAATACCATTTTTCTTATTGAAAATAAAAGGGGTTCAAATAACCATACGTGCCTATATCGATTTATTGTTAATTATTACAAAAGGACATTTTATCGGTAGTATATTATCGCGATTCAAACAGCCAATCAGTTTAGAAAACATTATGTATATGCTTTTTTTCGCAGCATTTTATGGATTTCAGATATATCAAAATATCCGGTCATGTATGCGGTTTCATATGATTATAACTCGTGTAAATGAACACCTGTTTGAATTGAAAAAATATGTGGCCAATTCCGTGATAAAAATGGAAAACTTTTCTAAATTGCATTGCGATAAACGCACTTATACTGCATTTTGTAATAGTACACAAGAACACTGCAAGGTTCTCCGAAAATTGTCCGACGAACTCTGTGACATAGAACCATTTTCGTATAACTATAAGAAAGCCGTTTCTATCGGATATATGATGAAGTGTTATTATAGCGTATATTCTATAGAAGAATACGGAGATGCATTAAAGTATTCATTTGGATTTGAAGGATATATAGACAATTTAATGGGAGTTTGGGAGAACCTGAATGCCGGATATATTTCTTACGCAGAATACATAGAAACCCCTACATCTAAAAAACATTTCACAAAGTTTGTAGAACAATATTACCCGGCACATTTAGGGAATGGTGCTATATCAAATGATTGTAGTTTGGACAAAAATATGATTATTAGTGCGCCAAACGCCGGAGGAAAAACCACATTTTTGAAAAGCACTGCTATAAATATTGTGTTTTCACAACAAGTTGGGTGCGGATTTTACCGTTCGGGGGTAGTAGTTCCATATACACATATTCATTCTTATTTGAATATACCAGATACGTCTGGTCGCGATAGTTTATTTCAAGCCGAATCGCGTAGATGCAAAGAAATAATTGATGTAGTCAGTTCTCCGGAGAACCGGGATGCTAGACATTTTGCTATTTTGGATGAATTGTATTCGGGGACAAATCCAACCGAGGCCGGGAAATCGGCATATGCGTTTTTGAAATATTTGACGAAATATGAGAACATTGATTTTATGCTCACTACACATTATGTGTATGTCTGTAAAAAGTTCAAAAAATCGCATAAAATACGTAATTATAAAATGGGCGTGCAACCAACGGATGCAATTGGTGGATATAGATTTACGTATCGTATTGAAAAAGGTATTTCAAAAATACAGGGTGCGATGAAGATTTTGAAAGACATGGAATATCCCGAGGAAATGTTAGATGTCATTCGGGGTATGTAATATGGTGGTGGGATATAGTTTTCTATTACAAGTCATGTAGGTAAAGTATATATTGAAATTATTTAAAGTTATATGGCGTATGTAGTATAGTACCCTCAACTACAATATTAATAATGTCCAGCACAGACGCAGTATCCGGCTCTCAATATACAAATCAATTGCATCAGATAGAAGCGCAAATAAAATCAACCGAACCAATTCTGAATAGTTCTTCTCACGATGGAGAAGTTTGTTGTGCAAAAATGATGATTTCATTTATTTGCTCATCACTATTGTCCATTTTTGCCATATGCGACGTTTATTATGGCGCTACTGATATAACATGTATAACGCAAAGTCAGGCCAATCATCATTTGAATATAACACTGAAGTCCTATTTGTTGGCGAGTGGAATTATCATGTTTTCGTTTATAGGGTTGTTGAACCTTGGGATTTTTCTATTTGATATGAGTCCATTACCTGGAAATAGAAATAGCACAAGTAATGATGATTTCATAGTGGGCGCATATGTAATTAGATGGCTTTTGAATGGATTTGGATTGTCTTGGTTGGTATTAGGGTGTGTTTTGTTTTGGGCATATACGGATATTACCGAATGCTCTCAGCCCGTTCATGATTATTTGTTTGCTCGGTTTATTATTGGTATTGTTATGACGGCGGGAAGTTTATGCTCACGTGGTAAAGAATAAGATATCTACTGGGTATAGGAATACGTACAAGTATAAGTCTATATATAGCCCTATGCGTTAGATAATTATATAATGAATTATTTGTAATACATTATATGAAAATACTAGTGTGATTTTATCCTATACGTCCATACATTAATGTTTCTTGGTATGTCTTCGTTTGTGATTTTTGTGCAATTTACGGGTATAACGCTTTTTGGCGCGTTTTGTATTATGGTGTTTTTTGTGATTTCTGCGACGTTTTTGTGTGTTTCTTCCGCCTAAATTACCAGTTCCTTCTTCTCCAAATACACTTTCTTTTGATGCCTCAGTTGTTTGTCTTTTTCTTGGTTGTGCGTATTCGTCGGATTCGTCGGGTTGACTAGATGGTGGAGAATGGACCTTTTTAATTCTTTCTGGGATATCTAATTCATTTATTTCTGTTGCAACAGCTTCATCTATTGCAACATCTTCATCACTTGCATATTCTTTGCTGCTTCCAGGGTCAAGTCCTAGTCCTGTAAACAAATCAACTGATGCTATAGTGCTTTGAGAACTTGCATTACTATTACTACGAGACAACTTTTCAGTTATATCATTGCGTAAATCAGAAAGCCCGGTATATTCATCATCAAGTTGTTCTGTTGTTTTATCTGCGTTATCTATAATTTGCGATGCAACATGCGGTGCATCATTTTCAAGTAAATTATTAAATACTTCACTAGTTTTCTCGGTTTGTGTAAGTAATCCATGTGAAATCCTATTCGCAATCATGATAGTTAGAAATGATGTCACACTACTCAATGCGCTTTGCATTGTTTGGCTACATACATTAGCTCCACGTGATATAATTTCTCCAGTTGCTTGCGCAAATTGATGAGCTGCTGTTTTTGTAGCAGATTCAGCCGCCCTTTCTGCTTCAAAAATACCAATATCAGTTGTTCCTTGTTCTGTTATTGTAAGCATTAAAGATTCCAAATCACCCAATCTTTTTTTCATATCTTGTATTGTTCTCCCACTTGCATTTAAAAGTTTTAATTTCGTATCCGAACTTTTTATCGTATCTCCTACATAAGCTGCAGTATCTTTTAAACGGTTAGCTTTTTCAACAAGTTCTTCAACCTCTTTATCTATATCATTTATAGCTTGATTAATTATATTTTTACCTTTATTCATTTCAATTTCTGCTATTTGTTTTTCACGCGTTATATTATCTATAACATAACGAAGATTACGTATTTTATTACGTAATTTTTGTATTTTTGAAATATTGGTTTTTATTATATCTAATTTTCCATTATCTGTTCTTATAAGAGTTTTATTCATTTGTCTATTTGCCATTGCATCAGCAGAACACGCTTCACGATCGGCGATTTCTGCTAAATGCTCCATTCCGTCAAGGTCTTGTTCTGTCATAGCTCTGTCTATCAACTCATCTAATAATGAAAAATTAACCTGTCGAACAATAGAAGAACTATCACTTCGTTGACTTAGTTGACTATATTCATTATCGTCCGTAATTAAATAATTTGGCATTTTCGCATCACCACTACTCATATTAATATTATATATATTAATGATATATTTTTGCACTGTTTTCTATATGATATTTTTGTGACAAGTGAATTATCCAGATGCACATGATACACTGCCATTTACCTATTTTTTTACATCAAACACCACAATTTTTTCACCAGTTTCCCGGTGTTTTGTCATATGCGCATTTTTATTCCCCATTTCAAATACTTTTGGAGAACCGCCAAATCGCAACTTTGCTAAATGATTCATATCCCCCAATAAATCATATGACCCCTTCGTATTATTTGAACCATATCCCGATAAAATATAACACATCTTTCCGCCTGGACGGAGAACCCAATGACATAATTCCATTGTTGCCCCCCAATATTTTTCCAGCCATTCTTCATATAATTTGTATTTCTCCGTGCTCTGATTCTTACCAGAATACATTTCCAATCTATAATACGGCGGACTGAAAAATACTACATCAAAATATCCCTTGTATTTTTGCCTAAATGTAGAATGTCCTAAAAGGTTCTCCGAAGGTTCGCAAAAAATCGTCGTTTTCTTTGAGCTATAGAACTTCTCTGCAAACTCCGCGGTCTTTTTGCACACTGCCGGTATGACATCTATGCCTACATATTCTTCTACCATAGGACATTCTAAAAATCCATAACAATAGGACCCCCATCCTAAAGTAGGTGTGAAAATACGACGGCCTTTTAAATACGAATGATTTATAGAATAAGGAACCAACGGATTCATAATGGACGCCCGAAAATAATACGATGAATATACACTTCCTAAACGGCCTTGCCGAATATAATGAAGAGAACTGGGAGTTAGCAATTTATAATCAATAATTCCGCGTAAATAAAAATCGCCTAAAACATCCAAAAAACTGGGAATGTTCTCCAATCCGGATTTCGTATTTTGCAAAATATCTTTGTAAAACATATTGCGAATAATATTTTTATAAACGACTAAATAATCGTTGTTGATTGCGCGTATGGGCATAGCATCCACTCTTCCGAAAATGGATAATGGTCGGCCATTTTCCACTGCCAAAGAAACTTTATAAAAACGTGCTAAATAATCCTCCCTACCGACAAAGTTCTCATAAATCATTTCTATGTCTCCATCGGACAATGGTTTGTCGGCGATATATTCGGATAAAGGGACAATACTCCGGGCAGTTTTTACTTTGGCATTTTTACGAAACTTTGCTAAAGTATTTAGATTGGAGGGTATATTGGAAAATGACCCCAAAAAATGGTCCAATGATAATAATCGCATTATATATGATATGGTGTAATAAATGTATTGTATAATAATTATATAAACATAATAATTATATACGTTATATTTAGATCAGTTTATAATGGAATCTTTTTTACTGCACGAAGGAGATTCTATAGAGAATCCACGAAGACCTATATTCCATGATGGCTCAGATGTTCTCGCATTATCCTTCGATAATAAATTATCTCCGGATAATTCTCGAACACCTACGCTCATTACAAGCTCCGGCATTCTCGCAAATCCAATTATTCCGGTTTCAGTTGGAGAACTTTTTGATAAATATACTATTTTACAAATAAAACAAGAACGAATACAAGATATCGTTAAATTAAATATAATAAACAAAGAATTAGAATATTTAGAACCATTTATAAATAATTATACTTTAGATGAAAAATATATTGTAGAATTAAAAAATACAAATCAAAAGTTATGGGACATAGAAGATAAAATACGTGAAAAAGAAATGAAAAAAGAGTTTGACGCAGAGTTTATCGAACTTGCAAGAAATGTTTATATAACAAATGACAAACGAAATGTTGTAAAACAAACGATAGATAAAATATGTTTATCTGAATTAAGTGATGTAAAAAGTTATGTAAGTTATTGAGAACGCTCGACCCGGAAAGAGTGTATCAGTTTTATATATAAATACGTCTATATATGAAATAAAAAATATGTATAAATATCAAATGAATAATACGATAATAAACAATTATCATAAAAAAGCCGTAGATTGTGTAAATACGAATGATTACGAGAACGCAATAAAGTATTATGAACAAATATTGGAATTGATTCAAATACCAAATAACAAAATTAAATATTTATCGGAATTGGCAGATGTTTATAAAAAGCAAAATAAATACAAAGAAGCATTATCTAAATGTTATTTACAATTGCATACAATAACTCCAAATGATTACATAATATTAAACGAGATTGGAACTTGTTATTTTAATTTACAGAATTATAAAATGGCTGTCAAGTTTTTTAACAAAATATTAGAATCAATCGATATACCAGATGTGCATAACAATATTGGAAATTCTTACGTTCGATTAAAAGAATATGATACAGCAAAAACACATTTTATTCATTCAAATAAAACAAATAACAACTATATATCTAATTCAGCTCTAGGTGAATTGTATTATTACGAAAAAAATTATGCTAAATCGATACATTATTACAATAATATAAAAAAAGGCGATTGTCCCAATAATACTGTAAATAGTAAATTATACAACTCATCATTTCCATATTTAGCGAGTGGTAATTTCAAAAAAGGGTTCAAATTATATGAAAACAGACTAGCAGCTAATAACATAAATATTCAAACCGGATTAAAAGATAGAGTAGATATACCGTATTTACCATATTGGAATGGTATAGACAAGTGTAATAGATTATTAGTTGTGTATGAACAAGGAATTGGTGATAATATACAATTTTTCAGATTTGTTTTTGAATTGTCTAAAAAATACAAAAATCTAAAAATAGATTATTTTGGAAAAGATGTTGTGAATCGTTTGTTTGTGGAAACGGAGAACATAAAATGTATAAACAATGTAGAGTTTTTTGATAATGATAAAAATATGATATACGATCATTATGCATACATAATGTCTCTTCCGTATTTATTGAATGTTACTACTATTTCACCGAATACGATTCAATATATAAAAACGTATCCGGAAAAAACAGTATATTGGAAAACCAAATTAGATACTTTGAAAAAATACAAAGTTGGGTTTGTATATAACGGGTTATTGTCTAGTTTTATAGAAAAAAATATACCATTGCCATCGTTTGAGACATTATGTGATTTAGATATTGATTTAATATGTATTCATAAAAAATCGGAAATTGAAAATGATTTGAATACATGTTCTTTTTCAAACAAAATACATACATATGATTTAGATACAGACGTTCCATTTGAAGATACCATACATTTATTGCAAAACATTGATTTGTTAATTACTATAGATACAAGTATAGTTCATTTAGCAGGAATATTGGGAATTAAAACGTGGCTATTATTAGGATATTCTGAATGGAGATGGTCCAATGTGGAAAATAAAACATATTGGTATGACTCGGTGGAACTGATTCGAACTAATAAAGATGAGCGTGAACTGAAAAATATTATACCTCGTGTGAAATCAAAATTATATAACTTATTGCAAACATCTGCGTAGATAAATCCTCTTCGGTAAATGCGGTCGGTCGTCCTTCGCTCAGGCGTTCTCACAATGCTTTCTCATACATAACCAACATCTTTTGCTTCTGCTCATCATAATCTACCATGGGTTTCTCATAATGAATCCCCTCGTATTTTTCCAATGTATGTGTAATATTCCAATTATGTATATCTCTTGGGAGAACATCTGCCAATTCAGGAACCCACTTCTTGATAAAAACAGCATCCGCATCAAACTTCGCAGATTGTATCCACGGATTCATATCGCGGAAATATGGTTTCATATCCACGCCAGTTCCAGATATACCTTGCCAATTACCATTATTTGATGCCGGGTCATAATCTGTCAATTTCTGTGCAAAGTATTGTTCTCCTAAACGCCAATCTAATAACAAGGTTTTTATCAAAAAATTGGCGACAATCATTCGCCCCCGGTTGTGCATATAACCAGTTGTATTTAGTTGCCGCATACAGGCATCCACTACAGGAAACCCGGTGCGTCCGGATTTCCATGCTTTCAAATCCGCCGCGGCTCGCGCCCCGGTGCGCCAGCCAATATGACGGAACTTGGGTTGATAAGACCCGGATAAAACCTCGGGGAAATTATAGAGAACATGGGCAAAAAACTCGCGCCATATAAGTTCTCTTATTAATCCATGCTTGCGTCCATGTTTTGTTAAAAAAGCGTGATATATCTCACGAATAGAAATACATCCGAACTTGATGGCTGCGGACAATCCAGTGGTCGAGTTTTTCAAAAAATCGCGGGTTTCATCGTATCGCGATTGTGTAGAAAGTCCGCGTCGCAACATCGCTAAAGCATTGGTCCGACCACCTTTCACCATACGTTCCGGGGCGGCCCCGGTTCCAAATAGTTCTATAGCACTTCGTATGGATATTTTTCCGGTATGGTTACAATGTGCTAAAGGTGCTAACAGTTTTGCAGTTATTTTTTGTGGTTTAGGAACATCTATTGGGAGAACTGCATCATAAAAAGGTGTGTATTTCTTGTAATATCCTCCGCCTCCCGTTTTTACCGACCCGGGTTCATACAAATAATAATCCGCGGAAGTAATACACTCCACTGATAATCTATTACACAGGTCGGCCAATGATTGGTCTCTTTTTTGGGCGTATGGTGAATAATCGCGGTTGAAAAAGACGGCATCGATATTTTGCGTTTTTACTAAATCTTTCACAATATCGTTTGTTTTACCATAGAACATACAAAGTTCTCCTCCAAAAGAATGAATGGTTTTGGATAATTCGGCTAAACTTTCAATCATAAAAGCGACTGCGTTGGCCGATTTATATGAGTTGTTTTTACTGACTTGTTCTGGCGTTGCTATAAAACAAGTAATAAGATGAGAACATTGTCGACATGCTTCTATAAACCCCGTATTATCGTGAATGCGCAAATCGCGGTGAAATATAAATAGTCCGGTTTTTTGCTTTGTGGGCATATTTGATATATATCTAAAATATCAATATATTATACTGAAATATACATAAAAACAATAGTATAGGTTCTCTTATTAATAACAACAATGTTATCCGATATAACATATACCGTAGGAGTTATTGGTGCATTATTTGTGGTTACTAACCTGGAATATGTCAATATGTTTGTTGCAAGAGTATGGGAAACCAATAAAAACAAAACCCTAAATGATTTTTTGATGGAAATATTATGGAATGGTAGTTATACATATACATTGGTGAAATATCGGTTTGGTCGTTTGTATTCTACATTTCCATTGGTTCGCAGTTTTGTAGATGCATTACCTAGTAATAAACTCTCTAAAACTCCTAAAACGGAATATCCGTGGGCAAGTATAACACACCTCACTGAATCAGATGATGGGAAGTTGTCTATTACAGAAACCACTATTCATTTGAATGATTTTGAATGGAAAAATAGGAATATGGTTGAAAACGTGGTTATTTTGAAAAGAATGTGCAGAGATTTGTTATGCAACAATTCGGCTATAACGGAATGTTTATTGCTAGTTGCGGAGAATGAACAATATACATATAGTTCGGTTATAACCCGACACAATATGGATATGGATACAGGTATACCTATATCACAAAATAATCCGTCTGGTGTGAAGTTTCTATCGGTTGATTATGATCATGATGATTTGGAGGATTCATTCGAATTGACAGTTGATAAGTCTTATTTCAGAGAGGGAAATTGTATATTATCCGGTGCATTTGTCGGTAGATTATTGAAAAAGAATGGATTTAGTGGAACATTTGATAAAAAATACACTATTAGTGTTATAGATAATGCTATTAAAACCGTGAAATGTTGCTATATGGATTTTATAGAAATCGGTTGTGACAAAAAATATACCGTGTGTGTGGAATCTCTATTATCCTGCGAAGAAAATACAGCTCCATGCCTTCCAAGTTCTGATGTTATGACCTGTAGTGAAATAGAAGACGAAGAAACGAAATCTTGGGATAAATTGGATAAATTGGAAACATAATTAGCTATAAATATACAATAATACACATTGCATTATTGTATAAAGCTCACTCAGGGGATCGAACCCTGGACCTTACGCTTACTAAGCGTACGCTCTACCACTAAGCTAAAGGAGCACAAGCTTCCTTCGGGAATCGAACCCGAGACCTCCAGTTTACAAGACTGGTGCTCTACCACTAAGCTAAAGAAGCACTATCTAACGACTATATTACGTATTAGTATGTAGATATTTATTGTTTTTGGTGTTTTACACATTTATATTATTGAAATACTCTTTATATTGTTTGTTGTATAATAATAAATACTATTAAATACAAATAAATATTTTAATAAATATTTTAATACTAAACTATATAAAAAGACAACATATATTATAGTGTGACATCCCCGGGTTTAGCTCAGTTGGTAGAGCATTTGACTGTAGTAGTTCTTCTTGTTATCAAATGGTCGCCTGTTCGATTCAGGCAATCCGGATTCATTTGTCACCACCCCCATTTTTAAACAGGAATAGTTTAGTGGTAAAATATCTGATTACCAATCAGATGCCCTGGGTTCGATTCCCAGTTCTTGTATTAAGTAAGAGTTATACAACTCAATTAAAAAAGTTTATGTATTTTTTATGGAAATAAATAAAGTGAATTTGAAGGAGAAGGATAAATAAGATAAAGAATTGAACAAATGAATAATTATAGTATATTACAATTCATTTAGCATATAACATAATACATATACAAATATACTTTTCTCAGTCGTTAACAATATATTTTATTGTGCAATTCTCCGTACCAAGCTGGTTGGTCCTTGATATTGTGCCAAATTGCAAATGGGGTTCCGCGCGTAAGATCTTGCATTGTGTTTTTCCCGCGTGGTGTCCAATCAACAATGAATATTGCTTTTGTGAAGGTTTTGTAAGGGATTAATTGTATTTCTTTGATAACACAAATATTCAGGTCAGTTATGAGCTTGTGCAAGAACTCCTCCGTAACATTTGTAGGAATGTTAACAAAGAAACTTGGACAAGGAAAAGCCTCGTATAATTCTCCGTACCACGCCGGTTCGTTCTCGATGTTATGGAAAATTTTGAACGCAGTTTTACTACTAAGATCTCTCATTGTTTTTTGCCCGTTTCCCAACCAACAATAGACAATGAAGACCGCTTTTGTGTAAGTTTCGTACCTGATCATATGTACCTCTTTTATAGCACAAATATTCATATCTACTATGACTTTGTGTATGAATTCCTTCGTAATATTCGAAGGAATGTTAACAGAGAAATTGGGACTCGACATGATTGTTGATTATAAATTGTAATAATTGCAAAACGATTATAAACCAAACTGATTATAATAATTCCGATTGAAATTGGGATATATTATAATCAATTTGAATGTAAGTATGTCATATACAAAATATAAAAAATGTATTTCAATTTTCTGAAAATGATATTCAGACAATTTTACGACATTCCAGAGATTCAATGTCTAAATGTCATAAACAATGATTTAGTATAAAATGATATAAATAATATTACATATATAATATACGGGGGTAAATGGCAAATACAAACACAATGCAATTAGCACCATCTTCTTCCACAATGCATTCTTTAATTGGTAAATGGAATCTATATTACCATTTACCACATGACAAAAAATGGGATTTGTCAAGCTATCAAGTAATTTTAGGAAATATTGATACCGCAGAAAGTGTTATTGCTATAAATCAAACAATTCCTGAACATATTGTGAAATATTGTATGTTATTTGTTATGAGAGATGGTATAACACCGATGTGGGAAGACCCTAAAAATCGCAATGGCGGTTGTTTTTCTTTCAAAGTTATAAACAAACAAGTATTTGGTGTTTGGAAATCCCTATTTTATGCTATTTGTGGTGAAACATTGTTTATTAATAAAGAATATAATAAACTGGTTAACGGAATAACTATTTCTCCGAAAAAAAACTTTTGCATTGTTAAAGTATGGCTAATTAATTGTTCTATACAAGACCCCAATCTTATGATTGCCATCCCCAATTTAGCTACACAGGGATGTTTATTCAAAAAACATGAACCAGAGTTTTAATGTATGGACTTATAAGATATTATTGTGATATAACATAACATATAAAATATTCTGAACTATTGTAAAATAATAGTTCAGAGTTTACATAGGTATTCGTATATATAACATTATTTACGCAAAATTGTATTTTTGTTTTTCGGTATTTTGTTGTATATTTAGGAAGTTCTAGTTTCTTCCAAGAATAATTATTTTTTGCGATACCAATTCATCTATTTCATCTAATAACTCTTGTTTTACGGAATCGTAGAAATTGTTGAAACCAGCTTCTTTAAACTTGCTCGCATATTTAGAAGGAAAAATAGTCAAATAATATTTACGCTCATATTCCAACCGCTCTGCAAATAATAGTTTTATTTTTGTAGCAATAGGTATATCACGTGTCATTTTGTATTTTTTGGTATGGTCTAGTTCACTGTATTTGCTAAGTATTGCTTGTTGCAAATTGGATTTACTGGGAGCCAGTTTCATTTCTCGTTGAATAGTTTCATCCGTTGAAGTAAATAGATTGGGCGTTATTTCTGCGCATATCGGTTTGCTCGTTTCGCTATCATTAAACGAAATATATTTATATGGATTCTCATAGTTTTTAATAGTATTCAATAGTTCTCCTAAATCTGCTATTTTTACATCTATTTCAATAGTATTTTTATAGATGGATGTCATGTTTGTTATATAAATATACCGTAAGTGTTATACAAATACTATGAAATGCTTTTATGCAGTTTATAATATATTATTATTCGGCATTTCTATACGATATGTATGAATGGATACCAAAATTATGCAGGTATATAATTCATTGGCGTTTGATCGGTATAAACATGCAAGTCTCCCAATTTTGTGTATTTTGCATAAAATGCATCATTACGTGCTTGGGACAGTGGTTCCGCAATAAGTCTCTGCAATTCTTTGTCAGCATCAAAGATATTATTAATTTTAGAAGGTAGCCCACTAGACAAGTTTTCTTTTGTTCCTGAATAAACGGAAGCATCCGGGTCTAGTGTGAGACGTAATTTTTTCTCTGCACTCAATACTACATCTACTCCATATTGCACTTTAGCTAAAATCGGTAAAAGTTGTGCACCGGTATCTGTCCAAGCCGGTGCTGTTTTTTTAGCAATTTTACTAATTATATACATTAATCGTAAATCGTGTGATACGTTGGGTTTGGAAGAACATATATAAGAATTGTATTTATCCATATGAGGATGCCGATTATCTAACCATCCGAATCCTTTATCGCCTCCGCAGTTCTTACATTCATCACAAACTGCTTTGAAAAAATCTTCAGAATTATCAGTAAAATCATTACCAGCCGCAAAAAAGCATCTACCATAATCAATAATCTTAGCAATATAGCGAGATTTGAAACGAAGTATATTTTCCTTTCCATCTATATCTGGTGGCAAATGATAATGATATTCTATATATTTTCCCTTTATTGGTTCATAAAGGAGAACATTGCCTGTATGTAAATCATAATGTGTAAACGATTCCCCCATTATTGCCAATGTCATATAGACCTGATATAATATATACAGCAATTCGTTTGATACAAAATCTGTAAACCCAACATACGTTGTTAATTTGTCGCCTATGGTTGTTGCCTCATTCAAATGTTGTATGAGAACTGCCATTAATATAGAGTTATTGCATGCTTCCTTTATATCAGACTTTTCAATTGTTTTTAATTTTTTCAATCCAACCGTCAAAAATAATGAGGGTGTTTCTTTTTCATTTTTCATCTTATCATGTGGAATGGTATTCCTATATGTATATATTCCATATGTTTCTAAAAAACTGGGAAAAAACGGACATAGAGCGTTTAATCCCATTCCGACTAAACCTTCATACAATAAATTATCGCTATTTACACCGGCAGAAGATTTCAAAATAGCATTTGCAACGTATCCATCACGTGAATATGTCAGATCTTTTACAAACCCATTTGCAGATACCGACCCGATTGTTTTTGCGGGTTTTGACAACAATGCAAAATTGTCGAAATCATCAAAATGTTTTTTGATTTTATTGGCTTCCTTACCGAATGCCATACAAACATCGGCATCAGAACAAATGGCTTTCAAGAAATGGGCCCTCCGCTTGTTCTGGTGTTTTTTCATAAACTTTTTGAGTTTACGTGTGGCATTTGCTTTTTTAAATCGTTCTTTGAACTCGCGTATTTCTTCTTCAGTCACTTTGGGGGCGGGGGGTTCTTTCAGTTCTTCCGCGTCAATTTTGGCAGATGATTGTTTCAGTTCTTTTTTACTATGAATAGGCGATAATTCCAAATCATCTAATAATCGTATTTTTTCGATACTTTTACTGATTGAGTTCAGCTTTTGGGTTAGCACTTTTTTGGAACGCTTTCCTTTTAGTTCTCTCAATACTGGTTCGCATGCTGCATTCATTTTATAGGAATGCTTCAAACGGCAATATTGGTATTGCTTCCCATTATTATAACGACATTGTGGATGGTTGCATTCCGCTTTAGTGCGTTTTCTGCATGTAGAAAAACATTTATCTTTACGTGGCATAGTATATATTGTATATATATATTGTGCGTTTTATGAAATACAATAAATATGTCTAAATATTCGGATCCATATCAATAATCACCGGGTAATGGTCGGAGTTATATTTCCCAGCGAACTCGGGATATCCATGATATACACTTGCACAAATGACTTTTGTTTTTATAAATGGTGTCATTAAAACATGGTCTATCATAGAGAACTCGTTGGGAGAAGAAACCAAATCCTCATTTTGGTCCCACCAATCTGTCCACCGTTCCGATTGTGGCATATCATCCGCCGTGTTATAAAGGACATATTGTCCCATATATTTCCCGTCGAATCCTTTTAATATTCGCAAAACACGAGAACTTGGTATATTATTGTTCAGGTCCGCTACTTCGCCATCAAAATCGTTGAAATCGCCCAATACAATGACTTCATATTCTTTATCGATGTATTGGACTATAACATTTTGTATTATTTGGGCTTGCGCCTCGCGCTCCGCGCACCGGGTCGGGTCTTCCGGGTAAGCCAATAAATGGAGTCCTATAACAGCTACTTGGCGACCATACCATTCATATTCAGTTATATAATGTTTACTTACACCTACGTTTCCGGGAGAACCTGTGTATCCACAATGGGAATCCGGTAGTGGGTATTGTATTTTTTCCTCTGTTCTATATAGAGAAACTAGGGGGTCTATGCGGGTTAGCATGCCTACATTTTGCCCGGTGCTAGTATCTGTCCCCTGTTTCAAATAGGGGATATAGGAAGAATCGCCTAAATATGTCGGCGAAACTAACATATCAAGTTCATCACATCCTTCTACTTCACATAAATTGAGTATATCTGGCTGCAAAGTTGCGACAACATCGGCAACATATTTCATATGAATAAGAGCTTCGGACTCGTTGACCCATGTGCAATGGGCCCCGGGGCAGTCCATTGGGATATAGTAATCTACAAATAACCATTCAACATTGTATTGCACAATACGGAAAGTATCTTTCGACGGTCGGCGATCGGATGGTATAATAGGAACAACCGGACACTGTTTATCTGCAAAGATGTAATATAACAATGTATTGAAAAGAAAAAGGAGAACCAAATGAGCACACATTTTATTATATTTATATTGCTAGATATGTATATATTATTTTTCAGAATAATTATTTATTGGGTTCTCGTAAAGATGGAATATGGAAAGGATGGGCTTTCTTCCATGGTATTTTCAACAACATCATACCTCCAATAATCATACATACACCTATATATTGCAGATAATTATCAAATCGTTCTCCTAATATGAAAAATGCAAATAGACTTTCTAAAATACTGCTTGCACCATCCCATGCATTATTGACCATTAATATAGTGGAACCTTGTAGAGAAATAATAAGCATTACAATTATTCCAATATAACCCACTATACCAGTTGCTAAATAATGCCAGCCGCCTTCATTTGCATATTCTTTCAATCCATAATCGCCCACTATTTCTATAGCTGCTAATGCAAATATTTGTGGAACACTCATTTTCTTTATGATATATTCTATATACTAATTGCATACTATTTATGAAAACGAATACGATAAATAATATAATAAAATCATCAGATACTATAGTAACCGGTGCTATAAATATGAAAATAAAGACCATACCGATATCAAGTTCTCTATTCACTACGGACAATACTCGCCCCGGTATTCACATAAAAGACGTTTCTTTTTTAGTGGGAACTAGTGCTCAAGATAATTTCGATATAATAGATATATCTCACCCGGATGATATATGGTTTCATGTAAAGGACGAATCATCTTGTCATGTTATAGCTAAAATATCTGATGTGGGTAAAAAAATAGATAAAAAAATGCGGCGGTTAATAATAAAACAGGGGGCATTGCTATGTAAAATGGAATCGAAATATAAATCTGTAAAGAATCTAGAAATAATATACACAAAAGTGAAAAATGTGAAAAAAACGGCAACTGTAGGAAGTGTTATTGCTGAGCAGGTGTCTGTTATATCGATATAATATTTGCACTCGTTCCTCGCTCCGGCGTTCTCACAAATCTTCTACGGATAATCGCTTATTTATATATGTGTATAATACTTTTATTTGAAACAATATAAAGAGAACGCTATAGTATAAGATAGGTAGAAGCGGAAATCTGGGATACTTCAAAACTTTATAAAGCTAAATAAATCATTCGTGATTTACGAGAACGCCGGAGCTCAGAATGAGCGTAGGTGTTCGAATATTATCCGTAGATAATTTATTATCGAAGGATAATAATCCAATCCCGGATTACAATTTCTCTACCTCACCCCGCGAAATCGGTTCTTCGAGATACTTCTAAACTAATTTTAATACGTCTCGAAGTAATGTATTATTCGCGGGTTTGCCCATATGACTGCTGAAAAGCGTTGTATGGGCATTTTAGGAAATGGCATTCGTTTGTCATTTCCCATGACCCGGTGCAAAAAATCTTCGGTATAAACACTGAAAGCGGGGTGCTGGGTTACTTCTGATTTAAACTCTTATCCTCAGTATAAGAACCAATGTGCAAATGCGGAATTACGGGATACTTCTAAAAAATTACTACCAAAAACTCCCGTAATAATCATTCTTTGCACACCAAACACCAATGAACTGTCATTTAGTTCAAACTCCCATACCACATATTCTTAGCAAGGGCTAATGCGGGGTTATGGGATACTTCTAAAACTTTAACCGAAAAATGAATGTATTTTAAATTGATATTGAATTATTGTCCTGACCAATAATTTCTACCAACAATATCATAGCTATGGAGATATGAGCTGACCCTATGTGGCTCATTTGCGAGAACACTGGAGATAAATGCTGAAGACCTGGAGAGCCCCTACCAAGCACAAGAGAAATATAACATGTAAGTGAGAATACGTGTTATAGACAGGTAAGTAATTTTATTATATATTTATCGTTCAAATACTTATTATTATCATCTAATAATTTTCTTCTTTATGCATTCTTTTTATATAGAATGCATAAATATATTATGAAAACAATATAAACCTAAAACGATATATATTTTATACCCCGCCAACCGTTCGAACACTATGCAAAAAACTACTACTATGACTGATAATGCCGTTACCAATTTTATGGGTGGAACCAGTTATAAGCTGAATCCTCTCCAATCATTGAAGATTGTATGCACTTCAATGATTTGTGGTGAATCGCAATATTACCGTATTAAAGCTACAGGTGATAAATGTTCCTACATGAAGCATTTTTTGTTTCGGTTGTTTTATGAGGATGAGGAATCATCGGATGATTATTTTGCGCGAATTATTTCCGATGCATTAGAATATGATTTTGCCGGAACTTTGGCATTTATCGAAGTCCTCCGCAATGAGTATTACATGCGTCTGAATAGTCATGTCCTTATTACACGTGCGATGCATCATCCAAAACGGGGTGAGTTCAATGCCAAGAACCCGAAAGTCTTTCGCCAGGCTATACGAGATGCGTGTAATATCCCTACTGATTGGACTACTCAGTATAAACTTCTACGCGAGAGTGGAAAGCCGATTCCAACCATTTGGAAGAAAGCCATTGCGTCGGAATTGGAGAACATGAAACCGTATCATGCTGGTAAATATCTGCACGGTTCGAAAACCCAAGGCAAGACCGATAAGATGCTTGCAAATATCGTAGATTTGATAAGACTCACTCATCCTAAGCCAACCGAGTTACTGAATGACCTTATCAAACACGGTAAAGTGTCGCACATTGCAGATGACGAGCAAACATGGGAGAAATTGCGGTCAGCCGGAAAGACATGGGTGGAAATCAACGCCCAAATACGTGTTCCACATATGGCACTATTGCGCAATTTGTCTAACATCTTGTCGGAATATTGCAAATTGGAGAAATCCGATGCAATTTCTAAACTGCAAGTATTGTTAAGAAACCTTGTTGCTGGTGTTAAGGGCGGGAAACAGTTCCCCTTCCGATACTATAGCGCCCACAAGATTCTAAAGAACGGTGGAGGTAGAGGAAGTGTCTATGCGTCTCGCAAGAAACATGGGAGACATGTTCCTTCACAAGAATTGTCTGATAGTTATAAGATACCACCGGTTACAGAGAGAAGCAAATCCGAAGAGGAACTCTATCATGAACTGAAGACTATGGCACTAGATGGGTTGAATCAGTGTCTGTTGGAAAGTTTGGAAACAATCCCCGCTCTTACTGGAAGAGTAGATTGTTTAACAGACAATTCTGGTTCAGCGAGAGGAACTATGACCTCTGAATATGGGACGACCGGGGTCTATGAGATATCCAATCTGTCAGCTATTTTGACAGCATTTCGTTCTACAGAGGGCGGTAGTGTTTGGGTGTTTGGTGATACTTTGAAGGAATACAAAGTATCCAAAGACCGTTCCATCCTTGATCAGCTAGACGAAGTGAATGAAGTCGGCAATACTGTAGGGGGCGGAACCGAGACTGGTGTATGGCTCTTTTGGGAACAAGCCATAAATACCAAAATGCATTTGGACCATGTATTTATTTACTCGGACATGCAAGCTGGCACCGGTGGTTTGTATGCACATAGCAACCTACAATCCCAAATGCTACAACTTGGAGGGTTGGTCCGAGGAAAAATTGCGCCTTATATTGATGTATTGTCTTTGGTGAATAACTACAGGAAAACCGTTTACCCCAAGACAAACATTTTTTCTGTGCAAGTTGCCGGATACGACAATAGTATTATGCCCGATATATTGTATAGAGGGGCATTATTGTCAGGATGGACAGGTAAAGAAGCCAAGCTTGCACATGGAATAGCTAAGCTATGGGACGAGATTGAGGGAGATACAGATGTTGAAAGAACTACTGAAGTCGAAACGACTCTAGATGTTCGAAGATTATCCGAAGATAATTTATTATCGCAGGATAACAAGAGAATGTTTGAGTTTGGTATTCCCGAAAAATGGTAATCGTCCACTCTAATGTGGTAGAGGAGGCGATATACTAGTATGACAAGGTAAGATAAAAGGTAAGATGATTTCTATTACACAAATAAAAATCATTTTCATATATAATTATTCAAATACTTTTATGAAGGCGGTAAAGGTGCTAAACACAATTTGATTTCACCCAATGAGGCAACATCGTATTTCACAATGAGTGGCAAGTCATTTCCCAAATACATTTCCAAATGGCTACAGAGAGGCGTGCATTTAATAAAATGAGACAATGATTTCAATGAAAACTCGCCCTGTATAATAACCGACGCGTCCGGTTTTTGAATAAACTCCATATATCCATCAGATTCAGAACGATAAATACGAGAACTTGCAAAGTTTCCTTCGCACGAAAAAATCAAGTCATTTCCAACAGATTTTATTTCAATGCGATCCGAAATACCATTCAAATCGCGGATGATTTTCTGAAAATCGGCAGTAGGTAAATTGATTACAGTGGAATATTCCACATCGGGAACCACAAGTTCTTCTGTATCGGGTTCAATCAATCGTAATTTTTGACTATAGCACTGTTTAATATCCCCATTATCATATTGTAACCCCAGATGAGAAACAATACCGTCATGATAATCCGCCTTGTCAATATACATCGACAAAATATCATCATTTGACATAGTAGAAATTACTTTAAACAAATGCAACGTATTTGCACATACGATTATCTTGTCAGGTATACAATTGTATTGTTCAAACTTTTGTGCATTCAAATTAACATTTACCAAAATAGTATGTGTTTTATCGAAATTAATAATCTTTAGTCCATCTCTGGTAAATGTAATAGTTGCATCTGTTAAAATATCCTTTATAGCAGTAATCATATTACGAATTGGCTGTATTTGAACAGTTTTTATAGTCAGTACATTATTTACCTCGTTCATTTTGTATAATACAATCTATATAACTGTTTTTATATTCTGTTTTAAGTATAATATTTTATCTAACAGCAAAAATAACAACTACACAAAAATAATGCTATACAACTACAACGAAATATCCAAATATGCATTTCATCAAATAAATATGTTTCACATCCATACCCACACAATACGCGTAAAAAATAACAAAATGGACCAGCATAGTATTTCCGTAATCTAGTAATACAAATACTTTTTGTTTTTTCAAATGAATCAAGAGGGTCTATT